GCCTTATCGCCGGCCAGCGGAACGTTTATCACCTTCTGCGCGTTAACTTTTCCACCTCATTCCGGTCTTCGTATGCCCCGGACGGCTACTTCGTGGGCGTCCTGCCTGGGTGGTTCGTTGTTGCTATGGAATAAGTAAAGCATCATTTTACTTTTCAGTCAACCTTTGCGGAGTTAAAGTGTAAAGCAAAGCTGTACAACAAGCGTGTTCATTTTTGAACTATGTTTAGCAGCTCAATATGTATATGATTAAAAAAACATCAGTAAGGGGTGGTTATGGATCGTGACGAGCTGGAAGAAGACCGTGCAGCATTCATTGCGGGTGAGATTGGCGGCGCAGTGGTCGAATTGATAATCGACGGCGTGGTGATTAACCGCGATGCAATCGTTGAACGTCTGGAGGAGAAGCGTAGAAGAGTCGGGAACGTTATTCACAAAGGTGTATTGCGGGATGCGGCTGCTATGGTGAGGAAAGGGCAATAAAAAACCCGGCTCGGTGGCCGGGTATGATTTAGGAGTGTGATTTTTTTCCTAATGTATGCATGAAGTCTATTACATGCAAAATGCTTGAGCTAAAGCTTGGTATTTTTTTGATTCCACCAAAAGCAACCTTTGTCAGGATCGCTACTATGGAAAGAAGTATGGCAATAGCGGCGAAACATATTGATATCACTGGATGACGCTTCATGTTAACCGACACGACGGAGTCCATAACATCCTGAAAGCTAACCTTGTCACCTTTGTTGATTAACTGGTTTGATGGGGCCGGGTGTTTTTCCTTTGTGAGCAACAATACGATAGGGGCAAGGAGGCATACAGTAGGAAAAAACCACCATTTTCCGGCACCTAGATATGAAAAATAAGCCATATCCTTCATTTTGCTTGGGGCGCTATCGTCATTAAGGTAATCAATTGTAATTTTTGACAGTTTCTCTTTTTCATCGAGAGCAGTCGCCCGGCATGTATACCAGTATGCATAAAGAATAAGCGTTGCCGCTATGGCTATAACCATCATTCTCTTCTCATCCTCTCTCGCTCTTTATACTTTTTCCAAGCTGAGGCTACCTTATCATCTAGATCTCGCTCTCTACCACTAAATTTAGTCCAAGTATGTAAGCAATAAAAGGGGAAAGAAAATATAGATATAACAACAAAGTACGCAAGAGTAGGGGATTTATCGTAAATTGATTCCCATAAAAGCCTTACCTGTTTAAGACCCTCAGGTATCCAACTTAAGTCCATTTATCCCCTCACTGCCAGTTATCATAAATCAGTCCGTATCCCCTTTAATCCGCCGTCCCATATACCTGGCGTACAGTTCGTCGAGCTCCTTCAGGCGCAGGGATACGATCCGCAACATGTTCTGCTGCTCTTCTTCCGGTAACTGGCGATAGAGCTCAAGCAGGCGCTGTTCGTCAGGTTTAAGTCCGTCTTTCTCTCCGACATCCTCACCAAGCAGCCACGGAACTGATACGCCAGCAGCATCAGCAATAGCTAATGCGGAACTTTTACTAATTCTTCCTGTTTTGAACCAACTGGAAACTGCTTGCTTGCTGACACCAGCTACCCTGGCCATCTCTGTTTTAGAGAAACCCTTCTTATTTAACTCTGCCAGCCTGGAGATCAGGCCATTCGTCAGTGTGTTATCGCTCATCACTTCATTGTAAATGATTGCTTTACTTGTAGATAGGCATGTGTTGTTTGACTTGTTGGTAAAATGATGCTTTACTTTTGTCATCTAAGGAGGTCCTATGACTGGTATTGAAAAAGCAATTCAAAAATTTGGAACAGGGGCTGCTCTTGGAAGAGCGCTTGGATTTTCAAAAATGACAATTTCCAACTGGAAAAAGACCGGGATTCCCCCCGATCACATTCGTTCAGTTTTCGAACTTACAGGTGTTACGCCACATGAGTTACGGCCTGACTTGTATCCAAATCCAACAGATGCATTACCAAGCCAAGAGGCGTCAGCCAAATAACCATAGAGGATATTTACCCATGGAGAACGCAATTGCACGAAAGTTAGACCCACCAGAAATCAACCCGGTTGAGATAGAGAGCGTCCTGCTCAACCGGCTTGCATCAGTAGGGCAGAAATCATACGCCGAGCATATGGGCATCAGCGAGTCGACAGTCAGCAGGCGTAAAGCTGAGGGATATTTCTGCAACATGGCGAAAGAGCTGGCGTTTCTTGGGATTCAGGCCGCGCCACCGGAGGCGGTACTGGTATCCAGAAACTATCTCACAGCTGTAGAGATTCTCGCTGATGCCGGGCTAAAGGCTGAGCGAGCCAGGCCGGATGCGCTGGGGTGGGACTGAAAATGGCAACAACCAAAAAGGCGAAAGCCGCGGTGAGGGGTCACCAACGGCTTTCAGGTGGAATTAACTGGATCAATTCACAGGAGTAATTATGGCAAACACTGCCGAAGTAATCAATTTTCCTGTGCCTGACGTGGCACCTAAGGAGCTGCGCGTGGCAGATCTCGATGATGGCTATACGCGCCTGGCAAATGAACTTCTGGATGCCGTGATGTGTTCTGGTTTGCCGGAGACTGAGCTGTGCATCCTGATGGCCGTATGGCGCAAAACGTATGGATACAACAAGAAAATGGACTGGATCAGCAACGAGCAGCTAGAGGAGATGATTCAGAAGCATCATACCCATTGCTCGACAGCAAAAAACAGTCTGATCAGGAAGAAGGTACTGATTCAGGAAGGCCGCAGGGTTGGTATGAATATCCATATTTCCGAGTGGCAAACTAAAAATAACGGATTCTGCAAAACATTAGCTAAACCTGCTAAGAAAACCTTAGCGGAAGTTGCTAACGCACCTAAGCAGAAGTTGCTAACCACAAAAGACAAACTAACAAAAGACAATATTAAAAGATCTACGTCCGAGAATTCTGACGAATCCTCTGACAAGCCAGGAAAGAAACCTCATGTTCTAAAACCCGAAGCAGCGATTCAGAGAGGCAACAAGTGGGGAACTGCTGAAGACCTAACTGCTGCCGAGTGGATGTTTGACCTGATAAAAACCATTTCTCCATCAGCCAGAAAACCTAACCTGGCAGGATGGGCTAACGATATACGCCTGATGCGTGAATGTGACGGACGAACACATCGCGACATGTGCGTGCTGTTTCGCTGGGCGTGCCATGACAGCTTCTGGGCTGGCAACGTCATTAGCCCGGCAAAGCTCCGCGAAAAGTGGACTCAACTCGATATCAACCGCAACAAGCAACAGACTGGAACAACTGCCTCTAAGCCAAAACTTGACCTGAATAACACTGACTGGATTTACGGAGTGGAGCTATGAAAAACATTGCTGTGCAGATGGTTAATTTTGACCGTGAGCAGATGCGCCGTATTGCCAACAACATGCCGGAACAGCATGACGATAAACCGCAAGTTGAGCAGGTTGCTAAGGTCATCAACAACGTGTTCAGCCAGCTTATGGCCGCGTTCCCTGCTACCACGGCTAATCGCAGCCAGGCCGAGATGAACGAAATCCGGCGCCAGTGGGTTCTGGCCTTCCGTGAGAATGGCATTACCACCATGGAACAAGTAGCTGCCGGAATGCGTGTCGCCCGCCGTCAGGAGCGTCCGTTTCTGCCATCGCCGGGACAGTTTGTAGCGTGGTGCCGTGAGGGGAGTGGAGCACTAGGGGTCAGTGTTGACGACATCATGGGCGAATACTGGCGTTGGCGGAAGCTTGTTTTCCGTTATCCGACCAGTGAGCAGTTCCCATGGCGAGATAAAAATCCGCTGTATTACCACGTCTGCCTGGAGCTGCGCCGCCGGGGAATGGAAGGGCAACTCAGTGAAAAAGAACTTATCCGGGCCGCTGGCGACATTCTGCATGAGTGGGAAAAGCGGGCTCTTGCAGGTAAACCCATACCGCCTGTTCGTCGCGCTTTAGCCGCGCCGTCGCGGGATCGCGGTCCAACGCCAGCCGAGATGTTAATGGCGAAATACAAACAACGCAAAGACGCCGGTCTGATTTAACAGGAGCAACCAAATGAAAGAACGTGGAATGATTTTTAACGCTGAGATGGTGCGGGCAATTCTCGACGGTCGGAAGACGCAGACGCGGCGTCCGGTTAAGTTCCCATTAATCGATAAGAACATGGGGTGTGAGTTAGCAGGCAACGAATTGGCCGGTGAGCTGGCGGCGCACAACTACTGGAATAGCCCTTATGGTAAGCCAGGCGATCGCATCTGGGTGCGGGAAACATTTCGTGTCCATAGCCGGGCAACGGATGTCGCCACGCTGGTCTACCGGGCCAGTGTCCGAAACTCCTGGACTGAGCAAACTCATCGCGTTCCCGTTGCGGTTTGCAATACACCAGCCACACCAGAGAAGTGGACGCCGTCTATTCATATGCCGCGCTGGGCAAGCCGTATCACGCTGGAGATTACCGGAGTTCGAGTTGAGCGCCTCAACTCAATTACTGAATCCGACGCCGAAGCAGAGGGAGTAACTGATACAGGGTTTGGTGATCTGCTCGTTGATGGTTACCGATATCTATGGAAATCCATCTACGGCGAAGGATCTTGGGCGGCTAACCCCTGGGTGTGGGTGATTGAATTTAAACGCGTTGAAGGCGGTGCAGCATGACAATCAGCAAACAGGCGCTACGTGAAGAGTTCCTCTACATGCAAGACCACTACAACGATCCGGCAGACCGTAAGAGACAGGAAATATATATCGCTGCTGAAGCGCTGCTGGATGAGCTGGAAAAAGAGAAGGGATACGCCAGCACATATGAGGCTGAAAAGTGGCATTACCACGGTTTGGCAGAATCAGAAGGCGAGCGAGCAGACCGGACAGAAAAGCAAGTGGACGAATTAACGATGTGGGTTAAACGACTGGCCTGTTCACTCAGAAAAGCCAGACCGAATAGCAAGTTACACGGTGCCGCAATGGACTATTTGAGCCGTAAAGGGTTAATCAGTGTGGAGGATGTATTGAGATGAGCAATAACAAACTAACAGACAGGAAAATAGCTGAAATTCTGGCGCGCGCTGAAATCTGCGACGATTCAGTTTTGACTGACTGCACCGATATTGCAGCGGCGATGCGAGAACTACAGGAGCGCCGCAGGCTGGGCGGGGTATTGCACGCTGTCTGTGAGGTGTGTGGAGTGCCGTGTAATAATCCCAATCACCCACAAATGGCTGTGGCACATGAGTACAGCGCCCCGCTAGCGCCGGAGGAAATGCCAAAAGGTCTGGCTGGTCAAATTGTCAGTCTGCTGGCGCATAACGTTGGCGATAAGTTCCTTGCTCAGAAAATATGGAACGCCTGTCGCGCCGCCATGCTCAACGGAGGTAAATCGTGA